CGAAGATTCCCGGATTCACTCCGATTGATCGGATGTTCGGCGATGAAGCGTACCCGTTGAAGTACGCCCCGAACTCCGTGAGCGAGATCCGCGCGAGTCACGTCCTGGAACATTTCGGATTCCGTGACGCCATCACCGCTCTTGAGGATTGGGTGCGGGTATTGGAACCCGGCGGACGTTTACGAATCGCAGTGCCGGACATTGACAAGTGTCTCAAGTCTGACGACGCGCGGCGGGTGTTTTACCTGATGGGCGGACAGACGGACGAAAACGACTTTCACAAATCCGCCTACGACCACGAGCGGCTAAAAATGACGCTGGAGCAGGTCGGGCTGGAACATGTGGAAGAATGGGAATCAGACGGACTCGATACGTCGAGTCATCCGGTCAGCCTGAATCTGCAAGGCATTAAGCCGGATCAGGAGCAACAGAAGCAAATCAGAAGTAAATCAGAAGCAAAAACCGCGAAACTATCAGACGTGAAGATCGCGGCATACATGACGCTACCACGGTATGAAGCCGTCGCGTCACGTTCAATAGCAGAAACCGCACTCCGAAAGCTCGGCATCGGGCTTGCCACGTCGCAGGGCGTGTTCTGGGGCCAGTGCATGCAGCGCATGTTTAACGATGCGATTGATCAGGGCGTTGACTGGATTCTCTCGCTGGATTCAGATTCATTGTTCAACGAACAGCACGTTTCCGATCTGTTCGACGTGTTCGGGCAGCATCCTGAAGCGGACGCAATGGCGGCTCTACAATGCCGACGCGGTAAGAAATTCCCGCTGTTGACGATTGGCGGCAAGCAGGAAGCACAACTTGGATCACTCGACCCGCTACTCGTGACAACCGCACATTTCGGGCTGACGCTAATCCGCGTTGACGCACTCAAGGACGTTCCGAAACCGTGGTTCTATTCCCAGCCAGACGAGGATGGGGAGTACGGCGACAATCGGCTCGATGACGATATCTGGTTCTGGCATCAGTGGCGACTGGCAGGGAAGAAAATATACGTGGCTCCGTCTGTGTCGATTGGGCATCTGGAAGAAACCGTTGCGGTATTCGACGAGGAACTGCAACCGAAGCACGAGTACATAGCAGAATGGCGAAGCAAGCATCTGAATCAAAGACAATCCGATTCCTGAGACCGTGGCAGGGCCGCAGCAAAGGCGACCTGAATAGCAATCTAACACCGGGCGTGATGCAGACTCTGGTCGATCATGGTACCGCAGAATGGGTGGCAAAACGTGGCAACCGTCGAAACAAATCTAAACGCAACGTACACGGTGACCGTCGATCCAACGGCAGAACCGCTGACGCTGAATGAACTGAAGGATCGGCTGCGAGTCACGACGTGCGACTTTGACACGGAACTCGGGCAGATGCTGACGGCGGCGCGGAAGCAGGTCGAGTACGACACACACACGAAACTGATGACGCAGACGCTGACTCTGCAACTGGATGACTTCCCCAGCGGTGACGTGATCGAACTGCGGCAACTGCCGGTCACTAGCGTGACGAGCATTACATACATCGATGAGGACGTAGCGTCTCAGACGTTCAGTTCTGCATTGTACCGCACGGAGCTCAACGGACAGCCGGCACGGATCGTACTACTTGACGATCAATCATGGGAAGACACGGAGCCACGATATCCGTCAGCGGTGACCGTCACATTCGTGGCAGGATACGCCACGGCGGCAACGGTGCCAGTTGAAGCGAAGCTGGCGATTGTTGAATGGTGCCGGATGCACTGGGGCGACTGCAGCGGCGACGGTGCGAAGTACAAGAATCTGGTGAATACGATTGCCTGGTCTGGTTATTGGAAGTCTGTTTGATGACGTGTATCGCCCAATACGACAGGAAGGTGGTGATCAAAAGTCTATCGGCGACGGCTGACGCTCACGGATTTGAAGACAACACCGACGCAAGCAACTGGACACAATACGACATCAGTTTTGCATCCGTGAAGTCGAAAGGCGGGCGGGAGTTCTGGAAAGTGGATCAAGTAAACGCTGATGTATCTCACGTCTGGCTGTGTCCGTATTCAAAGACACTGGCGGCAGCAACGCCAGCGATGAGACTGGAGAATGAGGGCGTGACGTATGAGATTCTGAGCGTTATCGATATTGACCTGGCACATAAGGAAGTGGAGATACAAACGAAGCGAGCGGTGTGATGGCGAAAAGTATCTACGGGGATAAACGTCTGGACCGCAAATTAAAGTCATTGGAAAAGAAAGCTGCTGACCGGATCGCACACGCTGGAGTCAGAAAAAGCGTGCAAGTAATCGCAAAGGCGATCAAAAAAGAAGTGCCATCACGATTTAAGAATGCCAGAAAGGGCATCGGCTGGAAGGCGACAAAAGGACACAAAGCGAGCAAGTACAGGAAGAACACCGTTAAGCCGCAGTCTAAGGCGGGTGTCGGTGTCGGAATGAAAAAGGCAAAGCGCAAACAGTTGCTTGGAGAATTTAGAAGATCGCGAACTTATCCACAGAAAGGGGTGGGCATCGGTGCTGGTAACTTTCATTGGTGGGTGATCGGAACGAATGACAGAACGACACGCAGAGGCACGACCACAGGAAGCACACGGGCGAGAATGTCCGGAATGGCAATAAAGGCTGCCATGTCTTCAAAGGGTGCAATCAAGACAGCAATGGCGAAAGAAGTCTCACGGCAGTTAATTAAGGAAGCGCGGAAGAAATGAAAAGCGGTCTTGTCTCATTACTGGCGAACGAAGCCACGATATCAGCAATCGTGTCGTCGCGAATCTACGTCAGCAAGGCACCGCAGGGGGCGACACTGCCGCACATTGTGATAACGCAAATTGGCTCAAACGAGAATCAAACACTAGACGGCACAACAGGGCTGCGGTTCGTTAATTTCGACATTGATTGCAAAGACGACAGAAGCGTTGGCGCGGAGACGCTGGGCGATGCGGTCAGAATTTTTATAGATGACGCGAGCGGAACGGCCGGCAGTCAAACGATTGAGGGCGTTCTGCTGAATGATGAAAGCACAGACTACGAGCCGCCAGTAGACGGTTCTGATAAAGGCGTTCACGTCGTATTACTTGACGTAACGATTCAATACGTTCCAGCTTAAGGAGGCTGAATCATGGCTCTAATGATTGGCAAAGGCACTGTACTTTCGATGAGTGCAACCACGACACTGACGGCAGTCGCTCAGGTTATTGATATTTCGCACAGCGGTGCGGAGTCTGAGACCTACGACTCAACAACACTGGATGGTGGTGTGGGCAAGACCTACAGCCAGACGGGTTACTCGGAAGGCGGGTCTGTTGACTTCAGCCTATTCCTGGATTCAGCCCTCGCAGGCCACCAGTTGATCGGTGACCAGATCACCACACCGGCGGACACGTACTACGGTCTCAAGCTGGCAGACGGCACAACGAACACTTCGACGTTTACCGGTGCCGGTCTCGGTCACGGATTCGACGTTGCCATGGACGACGGCGTCAAGGGCTCCGTTAGCGTCAAGCTGACCGGACTGTACGAATACCAGACATAGGGGCTGACCGATGAAGTGCAAATATCTGATTGACGTGCTGGAGCCACGGCAGCAGTTCTGGGATCACGAAGGTGTTGTGCAACGTGAAGACGGAACTCACGTCTGGCCTGCCGGTACGATTGAAGAACATCCGAACGCATGGAAGCGAGTTCGGATCGGTGACAGCGAGCCAGCTGACGATGAGTGTCGGCTGCGTGCGGCCATGTCGACAAAGGACATGGAAAAAGCACAGCGGCACAACGGAGCGTTACAGGCGGGGATTGATCCGAAGGACTATCAACGATTCTTCGACGGTGAAATCCTAGGCTACGACGCAGAAGGGAATGACATCCCCGGCCCGAATTACATTCAACCCGATGAGGACGACGAAGACGATGACGAAGACGATTGACCGCGCCACGTTTATGACGCCTGTGCCTGTTTCCCGCGAAGAAGTCTCCATGCCTGAGTGGGGCGAAGGGGTAACGGTGTGGGTTTATGGCTGGACGGCAAAGGAAAAAAACGAGCACGATGCGTCCGCACTCAATAAAGAATGTACGGGAGTTTCCCGCACTAAACTCAAAACACAGAAAGAGCGAACCGTTATCGGCTGTGTGCGCGACGAATCGGGCGGGCGGATCTTTAGCGCTGACGACGTCAAGGTGATTGCCGAATGGCCCGCTCACATCGTGGAAAGAATCGTTGATGTGTCGGATAGGATGAACGGCAGCGGGGAAGATATCGAGGCGATGGCAAAAAACTCGGACGGAGCCGAACAAGGCTAACAGCGTTTCGGCTCGCTGAGTTTGTGGAAGGAACGGTGGATGTGGACGGCATGCTTGACCGCATGTCACCGGAGGTATTCGCAGAATGGTGTGCAAAGGATGATGTGGAACCGATTGGCTATCAATCACGGGCACTCGGTTTGATCTCGTATCAATTGGCGGCATATATGGCGGGTGAAAAAGCGAACGAAGTGGACGCAGAACTTTACATGCCGTGGATGAAATACGAACCAAAAGAAAAGCCAAACAATCAGAACGCGGCGGCAGCCATCCGGTCAATTTTTGGGAACTAATTTGTGTCGTCACTCGGATCACTCGTTGTTAGCCTGAACGCTAACACGTCAAATTTTACGAAGGGCATGACAAATGCCCAGAAGCGGTTGGTCGGATTCTCCGCCGCCGCCGTTGCTGCTGGCGCTGCCGTGGGGTTACTTGCGGCTAAGAAGTTCATCGAATTTGACGACGCGATGCGGGCGACACTGGCAACAACCCAGGCAATGCCTGCGGAGTTCGCGGCTATGACGGCAGAGGCGAAAAAGCTCGGAGCAACAACCACGTTCACGGCGGCGGAAGTCGCCAAGCTGATGACGACTCTGGGGCGTGCTGGGTTTGAGCCCGAAGACATTAACGACATGACGGGGGCGGTTCTGAATCTTGCCAGAGCCACGGGAACGGAAGCGGAGCAGGCGGCGGGAATCCTCGGTTCCACAATCCGGCAGTTCAACTTAGACGCCACTGACGCTGCTCACGTTGCCGACGTATTAACGATGACAGCAAACAGCACGTTCAACACAGTGGAACAGCTTGGCGAGGCGATGAAGTTCGCCGGACCTGCTGCGGCAGACCTCGGTGTATCGCTGGAAGACACGGCGGCAGCCGTCGGCATGCTCGGGAACATCGGCATACAGGGCACGATGGCAGGCACTGCAATCCGGCGACTGGCAGTCAAGACGGGTGCCGAAGCGGCGAAGATGAAAAAGATATTTGGATTCGCGTTTACCGACATGGCAGGGGAGGCCCGGCCACTGCTGGACAATCTGGAAGACCTCGGCAAGTCTCTGGCGAAGATGAGCGGACCGGAGCGGATGGCGGCTCTGTCAGACGCCTTCGGGATCCTCGGAGTAACGGCGGGTTCCGCGTTGGGCAAGTCGGCAGCCGGAGCAAAAGAATTAGCGGAAGCACTGCGAGAGGCAGACGGGGCAGCGAAGAAAGCCGCCGATATTATGGACGCGGGACTGGGTGGTGCGACCGAGCGAGCGAAAAGCGCATTCGACGCATTGCTGATTACAATCGGTGATCGGCTATCACCAGCCCTGATTGTGATCGCGGACTCTGCGTCAGTCATGGCGGCAGCGTTTGAGTCTACGTCATTCATTATGGTTCCGCTCGCTACGGGCATCGGAATTGTGATAACGGCGGTCCTCGCGTATCTAATCGTCGCAAAGGCATGGGCAATCGCTCAGGCGACTGTATTGGCACTGATGGGGCCGGCGGGCTGGAAAATACTGGCAGGTGCTGCAATAGCCATTGGCGTCTCAACTGCCGCACTGACGATGAACTCAGGAGCGGCAGACGACGCACGGGCCGCCAATGAAAAACTAAAAGACTCTCAGAACGGCGTGGCGGAGGCAGCGGACAAAATGGCCGTCGCGAATAAGCGGGCCGCGCAGTCTCTGGTCGAGCAGGAAAAGGGCGCATCCGCTATGCGGTCCGCACTGCAATCGATGGAGTCACCGACAAAGACTATCGCTCGCGAGATGGAAGAATTTCAGCGGGTGATGCGGGATAGCGGAAAAGATCAGACGATTGACATGGCTCCGTTGCTGCAGGCTATGAGAAAATCGAAATCTGGTTTTACTGACATGCTGCACGGCCTCAACGACGAACTAAAAATCCTAAAAGGTGAAGCGACGGAGACGAGTCTAGCACTCGACAAGATGGCAGCGGCGGGAGTCGACACCAAGTCAATTGAGCACTTGGAAGGCAAATTAGCGGAACGCCAGAAGCTGGAAGAAAAGAAATCCGCGACGGAAGCGGCAGCGAAGGCGGCGAAGAAAAACGCAGACCTGCTGGCAGCGAAGAAAAAGGAAATGCAGGCGCAGGCCGACGCGGTTATCGCGTCGGTGGCATCGCCATCCGAAAAGATACAAGCCGAAGTCGACAGGCTCAAAAAGCTGATCGCTGCGGGCATGCTGGATAAGGCGACGGCAGAAGCGGCAATGGTGAAGTTCCAGCAGGGACTGGGAGGCGGGGCAGCGAAACAGCAATTAACGCCGTCACAGCAACGCGGATCGACCGAAGCACTCACAACAATCCTGCGAGGCATGCAGGGCAAAGGTGGCAAGTCGCCCGAAGTCAAAGAGACGGAGAAAACCAACGAGATCCTGCGAGGAATGGCGGCAGTGAACGAACGGCAGGAACAACGCGGCGAAAAACTTCAGGTTCAGGAGGCGGTAGCATGACGGTTACCTTCACCGGCCAGAAAAGCGGGCTCACGGCCACGAACACAAAAGGCGTCAGAACCTATAGCGTCACGTACAAGCTGCACGCTGACGGCGGCGAGACGGCTTCAGTGGTCGGCAACAATTCCAACCTGCCGTCAGTCGGATCAATCCACGCTGAGGACGGGATGGCGTACTGTGAGAGCCTGGCCGTTAAACAGGTGGCGGGCAAATACGCATGGGAAGCGACTGCAAACTACACTACGGCAAATTCGGTGGATGGTGAAACGGGACTCAACGAAGATCCGGAGCAGGACCGGCACGTTATAACGTGGAACGGCAGCACACAGAACATCTCGATCTATCAGGACCGCGACAACAACGGAATCCTGAACTCTGCTGGCGATCCATTGCTCGATGTCATGGATACGAACTTGCTCGGCGTGACGATCAGCAGCAACGTGACCGGCGTTCCGTCCTGGCTGTTAGGTTACCGAAACAGCATAAACAACGCAGCCATAAACGTCGGCGGGCTCGCCATTGCCACGGGCGTGGCTC